GGGTAGCGGCAGTGGTTCCAAGATAACCTCTACCCCAAGGAGAAATAGTCGCTGTATTAGAAATGCGGTCAAATGAATCAATCCACATTAACTCTTCTTCAATTTCAATTACGCCCTTACCTACGTTTTCGGTAGAACCTAGTTCAAGGATAGTTGGTGACGCACTTGTTGATACAGTTGTAGAAACGGTAGTGCGAAGATGTGTGGCTCTATCCTGATTAAAGGTATAACCTGAAAGGTTAAGTTGGACTTCATTGATTAGATCGGTTAGTGTAGTTGTCACGCGTCTATTCTCCTTAAGGCTGCAGGGGCTCCTAGCCCCGTAGTTCCAGCAAGTTCATTACATATACCCTGAAGGTCCTTAAACTTATCTCTTGTTCGTCCTGCTTGTGCTTTGATATTCAGAGCACCTACAGTTGCTAGTCCAGTAGTTGCAGCCCAGGCATTAGCAGCGCCTTGTGAATCTAAACCTGTTGTGCCAGCAAGCCTATTAAGTTCTGCTGTAAGGCTGCTACCTGCTTTGCCAAGTGCCATTTGTTGTCCTATCTAGGTGTAATGATTTTTTTTTCTGGGGTAATAAGTTTTGACTTAGGTGCTTCTTTAGGCTTACCAAAGAATGCCTTGTAGTAATGCTCATCTAGCGAGAAACGTTTCATATGTGGAGCAGTGGCCCCTGTGTGGCAGTAGAGTGGAACTTCAGCCTTGTCGCATAGGGCGAAGAAGAATATATCTTCACCTATGAACTTAGTGCCTCTGCCCATCTCCATAAACATCTGACCCTCTGGGGCTACAGTGCGGACCTTCTCAACCACACTACGGTGCATTAGGATATATCCCATACCTGCTGCATCAACCTTCATTAACTTGTTCTCTGGAAGTGGATGAACTCTGCTCAATCCAAATCCGCCTTCACCATCATTAGTAAAACTAAATATGGTAGGCATTGGAACCATCAAAGGTTCTTCAGGGTTATCTGTGGTGAAGTAAACACCTGTAACCATTGGACGCTCTTTAGCATCCTTATTATCCCATAGTAACTTGAATGTATCTGGGCTGATTACTACATCTGAGTCTACCCATAGTAGCCATTCGTAATCAGTCTTGTCATACCAGTATTCAATTACTGTCTGTCGTTGTCTTGCTATCTGGTTGCCTTGGCTTCGCAAAGAGGCGTTAAATTTAATACCAGACTTAAGTAATACATCTGTGACACCTTGCATAAACTTGCCATCAACCATACCATTATCGCACCAGGCGATTGCTACTGATTCTTGCATTGTCCCCACCTTTGTTATCTACTCTTTGCGGTTATTTTAGCGATTGCTTTAGGTTGCTTTACGAATTGCTTACCCTTTGCGTTGCCTTTTGCTTTAGCACGATTGGTCGCTGCTTTCTGTGCAGGTGTTAAAGATGCCCACGCTGCTTCTGGCAGATACCGCTTCTTGCCCTTAGATGGCTTGCCGTCAGAAGTCTTCCACTTCTGTGCAGTCCACTTCTTAAGTGACTGCTGTGATTTAGCAAGTGCCATTACTTGTAACCTCCGCCTGCCTTTTTGTATTCCGTAGCAAGCAATTGAGCCTTACGAGCAGACCATTCTCCAGGGTCTCCACCCTTAGAACCAGCCTTAATCTTTTTAAATAAAGATGCTCGCATAGTTGGCTTAGTATAATTACCAGCAGCATTTACTTTAGACTTTGTTTTTTTCTTGGTTACCATTTTACTTTATCCGCCCAGTATGCTGCAGACATTTTGCCCTTAGCAATGTTCTTTGCGTGACGTGCTTTGAATGAAGCCTGTCTAGGAGTTGGCTTCCTGTCACCAGTTACGCCTTGTTGTCCAAAACGGATAGTCTTTACTTTGCTACCTTCTTTGGCTACAACCACGTGTGACTTCTTCGGATGGCTAGGGGTGCGCTTAGGCTTATTAAACCCTGACACCCCTGCTCGCTTTAATCTTGGGTCTTGCATTATTAAAGATTAGTTTCCGTAAGTAAAGTTTGACTTTGGCTTCTTAGGTGATGCTGGACCACCATAAGTAAAGTTTGACGCTGCTGGACCAGGTGAGGCCTTTGGCTTGTTGATAGCATTCTGGAAGCGTGTCTCACCGTATAGACGACGAACTGCTTCTACATACTCTGCCTGCTTCTTGGTCTTGGGAGTTGTTCCAGCAGCAACGGGATTCTTTCCTGCCTTAGACAAAGCCTTTTCCATACCTTGCTTCTTGACCTTATCAATTGTTTCTTGCTTAACTTTAATTAACATATTGTAATGTGACTTAGAACCCTTTGCCTTCGCTAGCGAAGCCATTGTTTCTTTTTTGTTTGAGTTTTTCATTTCTTGCCTTTCTTAGTGGTTTTGATTTGCTTTCCAGTTTTATTGTCGTAACTTTTTCCTTGGAGCAAAGCACCAAAGGCCTGACCCCATTGAGCGTTTACATTGTCACGGGATTGATTTGCTTTTTGTTGATAAAATTCACGACCTTTACCTTTAGGGGCAATGTCGTTTGGAGGGTAGGTGTAACCTCGGCTAGATAACTCGGAAGTTCTAGAGTAAGCCTTGTATACATCCTTGGATTCTTTTACAAGATTTTTTAAATAATCCACTGGATTGGCTGGCATTACTTCTTCTTGCCCATCTTTTTCATAGACTTCATAGACTTCTTAACCATTTTCTTACCAGTCTTTTTGGTTTCCATTTTTGCTGCTGCCATACCTTTTGCTGTGTATGGGAATGACATTTTTCCGACTTTAGGCATTATATTTGTCCAATCTCTTTGAGAACTTCTACGGATTTTGTATTTATATCTTTTGCTTTAGGCATAGTCTCTGAGTTGTAGGCTTTACCTAAAGTCTCTGAGGCTTTGTATGCTTCCTGAATATGTCGCATACTGGTTCCTGCTGGTTGCATACCCTGGTCCCTAGCATCTCTGTAGGCTTGCAGTTCTGCGTTCCATTTCTTATCTGGTATATCTCTTGTTGCATCTCCTGCGTTCATCTGCAATGTTCCAGCCTTACATCCGAAGCAAGTCTCATCATAGACTGGATGGTATTCCCAGTGTTTCATATTGTCCCCTTATACTGCTGTAAAGTTTGCTTCTGTAATACCCACACCACCAGCAATTAGTGCTGCTTTAATAGTATCATTAACTACATGATTGCGCCCACCAAGATAGAACTCTTGGTAATCATCCATAGTTTCGTCAAGAACATAACGAACTTGAGAATAAACTCCAGCACTTTTAGCGATACTAATACCTTTATCTAGTTTATAGAAGTAAAACAATCTATGCCTACCTGCTGGTCCTTCTTTGATTACAGGTGTTTTGAAGATATAATCTGCCATTAGTTCTCCTTAGTGAACTCAATGTTAAGCAGTAAGTCGTGTTCGCCGTTCTTACTGCTCAACCTTCAATCAACTAAGCGATTGATGAACCTGATTCGATTCGGAATAGTGCTTCTTCGCGGTAGCGAGCAAAGCCTAGAACGCCATACCAACCCATTGGGCGGTGACGCATTAAGCGATCTACTACTGGTCCGATTACTACATGTGGCTCTTCAGCAACTGCTTCAGCAAGTGCTTGTTGGCCAGCAATGATTGTGCGATACACCTTTGCAGATGAAGAACCATCAGTTGCAGTGAATAGGCGTGGAGACTCAACGAAGTATGCACCTTCGTATTGTCCGATTTCTCCTGCCCAGATACGATCTTGTGAAGAACCATATTGGTTAGGGAGCAACCATCCTGCTGAACCTGTTTCTGCACGAAGATCGTGTGAAACTTCTGGGTGAATACCAGTCCAGTATAGGGAGCCCTTACGGCCTACTGCCTTACCAGCGCGAAGTTTTGCAACAGCGCGACGAATGTTAGCAGAAGAGATTGTTGCAGCAGCAGTAACTGTTGCTGTTGATGTTGCTGTTGAACCTGAGTAGATTACGTTTGTTCCGCCACGAAGAGTTGTCATCGCGACTGAGTCAATTGAGTCTGCAAGGTTGAAAGCAATAATGTTAGCAATCGCTGGGTCTACATCAGCAAGGCTGAATAGTTCCAAAGCGCGTGTAACAAGAACTGAGTTACCATACTCGTTAAGAGTAATGGTTACAGATGTTGGTGTAGACATTGCTACTGCATCTGGGTCAGTTGTTTCTGTGAGTGCTGTTGTTGCAACGGATAGGTCAACGTAACGTTGTAGAACAACTGTTGAACCTGGAATTGCTTGACGTGCTGGACGCTTATCTGCAACTGAACGAATTAGTGGTTCAGAACGGAGAGCGAATTCTAGAAGACGATCATACGCCTTCTGGACTAGACCAGCACCACCAGCGGTTCCTCCGAGATTATCTGAGGCTGTTGATACATATGCCATTGTGTCACCTCCAAGGTGATTTAAGTTAAACTATGATTGGTTATTGTGAACGAAGAACGTCTAGAAGTGCGTCCATAGAATCCGCACCATCAATACGCATATTTAAATCGTCCATCCTTTCAGGGGTAAAAGCATTTGTAGTTATGGCATCTTGCTGACGCAAGGCTGCACGATCAACTTCGTTTGCTTTTGGCTCAGGAGCATCTACTTTAATTCCAAATAGTTCAGCGTTGTCGTCAAGCCAGTGGTTAACTGATTCTTCACTTACATCGTCGATATCTTTCAGAATTAAGCGAGCCGCCTTAGCGTTTACGCCCTTCTTTTCTAGGACTTCTTTGACTGTCCGCTCACGCTGCACCTTGGATAAACCCTCAAGTTGCTCAGTGAGTTCTTTGATACGCTTTTCATCTGCGCGTTTGGCTTTACGTAACTTTTTAAGTAAGTCACTTCCATCCATCTGCACATCAGTGTCGGTATCTAGTTCGTCTTCGTCTTCATCCCAGTAGTTGTTGCTCATAGCAACCCACCCTTCTATTCGTTGTAGTCGCAAGCCTCAAATTCATTCGGGGAAATGGTTTGGCTCTTGCTATCGGTCTAATACACCGCATGGGGCCGATAGGTCCATGTCGGGAATCTATTTAGTTAGAA